GGTGCTGGAGCAGCCTCAACTGGTCCCGCTACATTACGTTGTTCTAAAGTCTGTCTTGCCGCACGAGCACGCATGTAGACAGGCTCGAACTGCTTCAAAACTTGCGCTTTTTGATCAGCCGACAAAGTGTCAAAGTTCGGCATCTGCTTACGGACGAACGACACAATATCCATGTCTTCGTTCATGAAGGACGGAACTTGCGCTTCTAGGTCATCGTTAAATTCGTAAGGCTTGGTCGAACCCATACCGCCTTCAACAAACGCAACAATGCCACCGCCCGCAAACTGCGGATACTCCATACGGCCAGCATCAATCGCACCAAGCCCACGATCCATCGGCTGCGGAGCCGGGGGCGGAGCCTGCATACCCGCGATACCACCTTGCTGAGCCTGCATCTGCTGCTGTTGCTCAGCCATATTCAACTGATCTTTGATCGTCGGCGGCGTCTGCGGGGGTTGAACCTGTTGCTGCTTCAGTCGATGGTACTGATTCATCATGGCGTACAGATCCGTCAGCGGAGCCACGCCCTGCGTAGCCATACTCTTGACGTACTGAATAGCCTGATCAGGCGGCATACCCTTGGACATGGCCTGCTGAAGCGAAGCCATCATTGCACGACCCGTGCCGCTAACTGGACCGATCATTGTTTATTTCCCCGTGGTTGAGCCAAGACCACCAAACAGGCCGCCCAAGCCTAATCCAGCGCCGACAATCTGACTGAACATACTACCCGGTGCTTGATACATCGTCTGCGTCTGACCTGTTGCCGGGAGACCACGCAGGATACCCGACATGAACTCTGCTTGCTGATACGGCAGGCGCTGCTGGTTAAGGAAGTCCTGATACTGTTGGTTAAGCAACTCTTGACCGAACGCTTGCTGCTGACCGCCAGCACCCAGTTGAGCAGAGGTGATGCCCATCTGCTGCTGATAATCCTGCTGGCCCAAGTTACCCAACATACCCGCCGCAGCCAACTGCTGCTGCAATCCTTGCATACCCAAGCCAGCTCCGAACTGACGAGACTGCTCGGCAAGATTCGCACCCGACAGACCATACTGGGCGCGTTGTTGGGCGTTCTGTTGTGAGAATTGATTAGCCTGAGCCAACTGAGCCAGAGCCTGCTGCTGAGCCTGAAGCTGCGCGGCCTGATTCATCTGCTGTGCCTGCAAGCCCTGACCCGCACCAAACTGCTGCTGGTTGATCATTGCCTGAAGGTTAGTCTGACCCGTCTGCTGCTGAGCCGCTTGGTTGGCAAGTTGAGCCTGAAGGTTCTGACCGGCACCAAGTCCTTGAGTCTGGAGCAACGCCGCCAAATTCTGTTGGCCGGTCGTGAGACCCGCTTGCTGATTAGCCAATGCAGCCTGAAGACCCGCTTGAGTCCCTAACTGCTGGGTGCCCAGCAACGCAGCGAGATTCTGTTGTCCCGTGGTCAGACCAGCGGCTTGGTTAGCCTGTTGCGCCTGAAGCATACGAGCACGGTCAGCGTTGTACTGAGCCTGTGCCTGCTGGAACGCGCCTTGACTACCCTGCGCCTGAATGTCGCCTAGTTGGGTAGCAAGATTACGACGCGCTTCAGATTCCAGAATGGCTTCACGAGTACCACCTGAAGCACCAGAGCGAACACCTGCTGCTTTAAGCGAAGGAAGTTGCCGAGCATAGTCACGAATGGCGGCTTGCTTCTGGCGATCAACAACTTCCTGCATGTACGGTGACATGTACTGAGAAGCCGCGCCAAGTCCAAATTGATCCGCATATACACGCTCAGCCGGACCCATCTGATACTGCTGCAACGCGCCGATGCCGACCCGCTCCGGACCAGCCATTTGAAATTGTTGGAGTTGCGGTGCCTGTACGTCCCTCGGTCCCTGCATTTGATACGAAGTACCCGGCGCAGCTTGAGCGCGCTCAAAAGTAGTACCCATTCGCTCAAACTGGGGAGAGTCGTAGAACTGACGTTCTGCTGCGGGGGTGTATTGCCCTAGTCTGGCAGCATCAATACCTGCAAGTCCGGCAAGACCTGTAGCCTGAGTAAGTTGATCTGAAGGCCGCATCCTCGCAATGCTTCTAAATGCCTGCTCTTGCAGGGGGCTAAATCCTTCCAGACGCTGGATAGAATCCATGACTGGTTTGCCTTGAGCATCCAGTACAGGCTTACCTTCAGCATCCAATCTCGGACGCGCATACGGCTGATAGCCCTGTTGCGACAGAACCTGAGCCTGACCTACTAGTTGGAGGATTGGATCCCGCAGCCAGCTAGGAATGTTTGTTTGAATTTGTTCAGTAGGAGTAGCCATTATCGCTCCCGATTAAGCAGGTAACAGTCGGTCAGTCTTCACAGCAGGGGCTTGCTTAGTTTTGCCCGTACGTGCCTTCCGAACCTGCGCCATCATTTGATACAGTTTTTTGGCTCCTGCCTTAGTGGAGCCATTACCGAGATGCGATACCACATCAGCCGGGATGACAAATTCGCCATCAGCCAACGCAGCACGTTGTACGCCCTTACCGCGAATCACAGCAGGGATATCATCAGACATTCCATCGCCGGGACCGTCTAGCAACTTACCGCCAGCCTTGTACTCAGGAAGGCTACCAAGTCCGCCACCAGCGAAACCGAAGTTGTAGTCTTCACCGATAGCCCCGCCATCAGCAAACTGCATCACCTCTCCATACGGATTCTGGGCTTGCATGAAATCGGCAAGAGCAGCGGGGTCCATACTCGGTCCCATGCCTTGAGTATTAGCTTGCTGAGTCTGCTGAGTAGTGGCAGGGGGAGCACCAGCATAAACAGGTCTTTCACTGACGATTTTAAATTTCTTGTCGCCCTTGACCTGCGCGTTACTGATCGGCTTGCCTTGCATGAAGTTATGGATCAGATCCGTCATCATGAAGTCTTGTATACGACGAGCATCTTCGTTTTGCGGACCTGATCCCATCGAGTTCAGCCACGGCTGTACGACCTGTCGATACATGACATTAGCATCTGCATCTTTGGAGACAACGCCATTCTTCACAGCATTGTTGATGACCTGCGTCATGTCGTACACAAAGTCTTCGTTACCCGTACGTCCGTACTTCTCTTGACCAGCAAATTCGTTTTTGTTGGTACGGTAAAAATTGATAAAGCCTTGAGCAAGTTCTTCAGGCGGAGCAGTGCCTAGCCCACGGCCTTTGTCAACCGCGTCCCAATAATTACGCAGGGCTACATCACCGTACTCTTTGGTGTTGACAAGAGAAGCACCAATAGCAGCAACAGCCGCCGCTGCCAACGCAGTGACGGGACCACCAAATTGAGCAGCGGTCATAGCCGCATTAAACGCGGCTCGTCCTTCTTTACCTTTTTCAATCGCCTTGGCGGTGTTGTACACCCCGAGCGCAGCCGTTGCTGCACCTGTTGGAGTACTAAGGTTAGAACTAATGGTATTAAAATTGTCTAATCCACGCAAATTACCGACGCTAAAACCCGCTTTAGGATCAGTCAACGCCCATTTTTTAAACGCATCGGCGTATTCAGTCGGCATTCTTTGTAGTGCAGCAGATATTCCTTCAGTGCCGCCCATCTGTCCGGCTTTTACTAACGCTTGGAAAGCGGGCATACCGATCTTGTTAATCAACATACTCTGCTGGAGACTCTCGCCAGCCGTACCGCCACCGGTAGTGGTAGTAGTATCTCCGCCACCCGAGGTATCACCGCCGCCACCACCCGGAGGAGGTGGGGTATATGGACTTCTTACTGGGGCAGTAAAAGCCATGAACTCGGGATTCTTCGCCCGACGATTCAATTCAGCCACGTAGTCCATCGTCGGTTTGGTATCAACCGGCGGTTTGGGCGGAGCGTTAACCATTTCCATGTACCGCTGCCGCTGATCTGCAAACGGATTCTCAGGAGGCAAAATCGCTGGGGGCGATGGTTTAGGTTGCGGGAGAGTCAGCAACGGATTCTCAAAACGAACATCCGAGTTATCTCGGTTTGGGTCAACCACCGCCGGGTCTTCATATTTCGGTGCCGGATCAAATACTGCACCGCCGTCAGCAAACCGCTCTTCACCCGTAAACGGGTCAACCTTCGTATCGTAACCAGACAACACCTCGCGGGGCTGCGGCACGTTCGACAGGTACTGTGGCGAGTAGTTGGCCTTGACCACCGTGGAAAGAGGGTAGTTTTGGTTCGGATGCGGGTATGCCATCGGCAAGTTCATATCCTGACCAGATGATTGCACCTGACCGCCCATCGCATATCCCGGTGCCAACTCATACGGGTTATAGGGCACGAGACCTTTTTTGGTTCTCTTGTAGTACGTTCCCGGCAGGAAATAACCGTACTCTTTACCGTACCCATACATGGGGTTGAAGCCGCCCGGTATGTACATCGTGTCATCGCCGTAAGGACTACCTGATGGCATCTTGTACTCAGGCGTGAAGGCGTCTGCTACACCCGCAAATGTGGCACTTCTGGACAAACTCCTACCAAAATCAGACTCAAAACCGCCACCGAGCCGGTCGATGAATGTGCTACGAGCCTGCGGGGATTTGAACAACGAGGTAATACCCTCGCCTATGCCTCGAAGCCCCGTATTAGCGGCGGCATCAGGAGCCATATAAGCAATGTTTGCTGCACGCCCTGCGGCCAGATCTGCGGCTGTGGGAGCACCCTTGAATGCGTTGGCCGACTTGAAGAAATCAAGTCCATCCGAAGAGGGAGGAGGCGCAATTTTGATAGGTATCTGACCACCCATACCAGAAGCCACATCTGGCGGACCCATCAAATCTGCCGGGACAGTCGGATTAACTACAGGCGTGGCACCTACCGTCTGCTTGGCAGCTTCAATAGCCTTATTTGTTTTGGCTACCTCTTCAGCAGAAACACGGGGAGCAGCCTCCGTCAAGGATGCACCTTGCAGGGCTTGGGCGATATTGGCCCCGCTGTACGCACCCAGACCCGCCATCAAACCCTTTTGCAAGTCGCCTTCAATGAGGCCAGTAACTCCGCCAACCAACAGACCCGTGCCGATAGCCTGATTACCAAACCCAATAGTCTTGGCAACACCAGCCAAAGCCGGTCCAATAACCGGAATGCTGGGCAGGATCGCCCCAGCGATCATCGGCAGAATCTTCTTGAGGAACGAGAACTGAGGTTCGCCCGTCACCGGGTCATACAGATCCCGCTCGTTGGCACCGTAGGCCATAGCAAGTTGTTGCAATCCCGCCACTTCACGAGGGGTCATCTTGACCCGCATTACGTCCGAGTCAGCATACGGAGACGCAACCAAAGAGCCTAACCCGGCTTGAGACGAATTCATGTATTGCGGGTCGTTGTTGTACATACTCACCCCACCGGGTCAATTTGGGCTGATATTAACACTTCACACCGACACATTGGACACCCACGTGACGGTCAGAATAACGGACGGGATTTCGGGAACATTACCCGAAGCAGGCTCTTCTGCCAGAAACACGTTGGTATCTGACGACTGCCAAGCAAGTTCAAAGTAGTCGTTTTCGGCCAAAGGCAGCACAAAATTCCATGCGGCCACGATCTCAGAGTTTGGTCCGTCGATAGTAACTTTAGTTGCGCTGTTTGCAACATTCTGACCGTTAAGCCTGAGCCAGATATATACGGCAGACGCACTACCACCAGACTTGTCTAGCTGGGCGGAGAACTGAATGTTGTAGATAGCTTCTTCAGCTACGTACACACGAGAGTTGATAGCGCCGATACTGACGTTAAAAAAATCAACCGTCTGGTTATACGTCATCAAATTAACAGCATTGGCAACAGGATTAGTCTGATCGACGTTGCTGTAAAAAGATCCGTATGGTCGTGGTGCGTTGACGGCGTTACTGACTTGGTTCAAGTACAGACGCATGACGTTGCTGTACTGATCCTGATACCGCTGCTCATAGCTCACCGGAGCTACCGGCAAGCTCGGGTTTACGATGTTTCGTCTTTTGCTAGTTATAGACACTAGCGACGGCCGTCCGGTTTTACATCAATACGCATAGCGCCCATCTGCCACGCCACGCCCTTGTCCACCGAGTCCAATCGGAACGCCATCTGACGACCACGCACTCGCGTGTAGACCTGACCCGTAAACTGTTGGATCGGGATAGTTGAAGTGCGAATAACAGTTGGACTATCAGCAGCCGTGTAGTTGCTACCGGAGTTCTGTCGCGGCTTGACCGTCAAAGTAATTGTTGGACTACTAACAGTCGATCCTGCAAAGGTAAGGTCAGGCAACATACGCCAGACGTAACCAAAGTTCTCACCATCCGAGATATCAAAGTCGGACGACTCGATGTACGCCTCAATCGGCAAAGACGGGCTTTGGGATACGTCGTCGTTACCAATCTCGTGCAGCAAGATCTGGTTTTGGACTTTGAACGTAACCGGGCTGAAGGGTATATGGCTTGCAGCGGTAGTGCTATTCACACCACGTAAGCAGTCGTTGAAAGAAGTGTCGCCTTTGCTGCCGTAAAAAATTTGTTCTGCGCCGACCGTGATCGTACCTGAATTGGGGTACGAACTAGCGTTAAGCACAGGAATGGTCGTGGCAGAAGAACTAATTGAAGTACTAGAGAGGTACGTGTTTTGAACACTAAAACCTCCAAGCGGGTACTGCCGTAAACCCGGCGAATCTAGCCAAGCCGTACGGTTCATAGTGCCGTAGTACCAAATACGTTCCAGATGGTTGTAGATGACGTACCGGTTGTTAACGCTACTATCGGCTGACGGGTAAAACCACCAGATCTCGTTATAACCTTCGTTCGTACCGCACACGATCTGACCGTATTGGCTCGCGTTTATGTCGGTATAAACATACTGACGCAGGGTGCAGGGCAGCGTCTCAACGCGACCGGAGTACATGTAGAACTTGTCTACACCCATCCAGTACGTGACGTTGTTGACCGTGATAGCAGCGTTCGGGGAGATGATGGAGATATTGTCCATCAACAAGTTGATACCCCACACGTACGGAGGACCGAGGTACTGCATCGAGAACAAGGCGGAATCCGTCCAAATCAGGATTTCCTGTCGGGTATCAACCGCACATTGAATAAACGAGCCGTGCGAGAGTAGTTGTTCACCTGACTGGTTGAGCGCAGTCGGCACCCAGTCGTAAGCATTGTCGGCATCTGACCAGCGCACCAACATCGGGTCAAAGTCCGACGTAAACGTAGCAGGGCTATACGGGTTTGAACCAAAGCAAATGGTGAAGTTACTGACGCTTGAGGTCAAGATTTGGTTTGTCTGCTCAGGAATGTGCCGACCAGAGTAGCTGATGGTCAAAGTAGAAATCGTAAACGAGCCAGTCGTGGTGGCCGACAACGGCACCGAGAATCCGCCGTCATAAGCAGTCGTGACGTACGTACCGATAGCGATACCATTACCCGTGATAACTGCGCCAGACTCAATCCCAGTCGGGTCTGCTACCGTAATTGTTGTAACCGAAGCCGATACTAGGGCTGTCGTAGTAGCCCGGATAGTCTCGTTGGCAATATCTGATAGCAACTTGGCACGAGCATAAGTCGCCAGATCCAACGTCCAGTAATAGATTGGACCACGACGGTAGTTAAAGATTAGATCGTCATTAAAATTATCTTGCGACCATAACCTTGCTTCGGTACCTGACGGTAGTGCCGACCCCCAACCACCCGCACCCCAAGGGGGCATACCCCAGCCTACGCCACCGGAATAAACCGACAGTCCAGCAGGAATTTGTAACTGCGATACAACGAGCGAGCCGCCACCAGACCCCGTAGCTGTGGCAGCGTTGGGGGCAACAATCTGATAGGAGTTGGACGTAGGTATGGCAACGATTTCAAACTCGTCGTCAAAGTTGATACCGTTAATAACACCGCTATTTGATACGCCAGAGAATGTGACGTACGTGCCAATCGTTGTGTTGTGAGCCGACTGAGTGACAGTAACAAGCAAGCTACCATCGGTAGTCGTGAATGGGTTAGCTGCAATTACACCCGACGAAGCAAGCGGAGTTACGTCGTAATATGTACCACTGTTCTCGATGTAGTATTTGGAGTTGGTGCCGAAGCCCAATAAGTTGCTGCCGCCGAACGTGACCCAGTTCCACAAGTTGTGACAGATACCTTTAAAGGTATCGCTGGTTTGGTTGACCCAGCCGCCCAGTTTTTCAGCGTAGCCCGAACGAAACCGCACCTTGTCACAAGCAAAGTATCCGCCTTCGTTGGCGTAGCTCGTGGACTCTTTGTTGATGCCCGGACGGAATTCAAGTTTTGTAAGGGGCATTACGCTACTCCCGAGAGGAACAACGCACGTTCGTCGTTGCGCCGTTTAACTAATCCCGGCAGAACTCTACCACCTGCCTTCGTCCATTTTAGAAACTCGTCAGCCGCCTCTTCCAGTTCACCTCGGTTAGTCTTCATCCGAAGGGAAGAGCGTTGGAGATTGCCGAGGCCCACGTTGAAGGCAAAAGATACGAGAGCATCAAAGACTCCCTGATTGCCAACAGCAGCAGGGCAAAGTCGAACCACACCACGCTCAAACCGACCAAGGTCTTGAGAAAGAATCCCGTCCACCTCGTCCATCGTGATAACCCGGTCCCAGCCTGCGGGTACCGGTAGATCTTTGCGTTCATTAAATGGGATAGCGGTGTGTTTTGGATCAATCACATGGCCGACACCAACCGTCCACAAGAGGGCAGGGCAGCGGTAAGGCTTAGTCCTTACCCCCTCGTGGTGTTTGATCATTTGGATGGCAGCCTGACTGACTTTCACTTCTTGCCAAAAGCCTGAGTTCCAAACCAGAAGGCGATGATCGAAGACAAGATCAACATCTCATCTTCCGAAAATACTTCTGCCATTGCAGCGGCAAACGGCACACCCGTGTTGTAGGCATACCAAACACCAGCGATGTTGATGGCAACAAGTTCCAGCACAAAGATGTAAGTCACAACCGGGCGGACGCTGGCGCGGAGATTGATCATCCACTGCGAAGCACCCTTGCCGATTTCCATGTCGTGCTGGTACAGGGCTTGGCGTTCTTCGCCTGCTGTCTGAGTTTGGATCTGTTCCAACTTGATCTCTTCGACCCGAGCCTGAGCAATGAAACCACGTTCAGCCAAAGCCAACTCACGCTCCTTCTGGGCAGCGACCAAGGCTAACTCGTGCTTCTTGTCCTGCCGGTCTTGAAAGATTTGCAGGATCTTGGGCAGTCCACCCGCGAGGAAGGACAGGAACGTTGAGACCATTGTCATCATGGCTTAGCCCTCTTCAGGCGGAGGAGGCGGAGAAAATACTCCGTTCTCGTATACCCAGCCCGGACCAACGTTGTTAGGGCACTCAACCCATGACCCAAACACTTGCGGCTCGGTCTCTTGTTCAACAATCATGTCGATTACGCCGCCTTTGATTAAAGCCCATCGTTTCATTGCACGAATTCCTCAATAACGATTAAGCCGCTAGTTCCCGCGCCGCTAGTGCCGCCGGTTCCACCCGCGTTTCCAGCGCCGCCACCGCCGCCACCGCCGTAACCAGAAGCAGCCGATCCGTTGCCGCCTGCTGCGTTACCGCCGTTGCCGCCAGAACCATACACGCTATCGCCGCCGCCACCGCCGCCAGATTCTGACCCGGTGGACGAACCCGCTGACGATGTGCCGGTGCCGCCCGTGCTACCCGCTGCCGGGAAGCCAACAGCAAAACCGGGATGGCCTACAGCCGAGGCAATGCCGCCACCCGAGCCACCGCTATCGCCTGAGCCGCCGCCAATTGTGGCGTTTGCGTAAGTAACGGCACCACCGGCACCGCCCGTAACAGTTCCTGCCCCGTTTGACGCGCCGCCAGAGCCGCCATTGGCAACGATGGAACCAAAAACAGATTTTGACCCTGCGTTTCCACCAGTTGCCGCAGCCACACTTGTGCCGCCCGCTCCAACGCTGTAAGAGTAAGAAGCGTTAGACAGCTTTACCCAAAGCTGTTTGGTCGCACCGCCGCCGCCGCCCGTGCCGCCGTTAAATGCACTTGAGAGACCGCCACCGCCGCTGCCACCGCCACCCACAACGGTAACGCGAGCGTAAGACTGCGTTGTGGAAATCGGCGTAAATGTGCCGCTTCCGCTGGTGTAGGTTGTGACCTTGGCGGGACCGCCAGTAAATTGACTAAAGTAACTCATGCCAAAATCCATCCTTCGGTGTTATCGGTAAAGCGAAGCTGTGCCGATGCGTAGGGAGCGTTCAACGTCATATCTTCTGCAATACCCTGAATGTTTTTGCCGTTACGAGCGATGACGTTCGTTGTCAAGCTGTTAGCCACCGTGACGTAGATTGTGTCACTAATTGTTGGTGAAGCTGGAAGGGTCACAGTTGCCGTAGTAGCAGCGGTGAGAATATAGTGATTTCCAGCAACCGCAGTGATTGCAGTCGATGCAGTCACGGTCACAATCGGCAAACCAGCAGCACTAATTGAGATGCTACCGGCATTGTTAGTGATCGTAACTCCGGTTCCCGCCGTAAGCGTTGCAAGCGTGTAGCCCGTGCCGTTACCAATCAACAACTGACCATTGGTCGGGGTCGAATCCACGCCGGTTCCGCCCTCTGCAACTTTGAGTGCATTCGTAAGGGTCAGGCTAGTAGCAGAGAAGTTTGTGCCTGTGAGGGTTGTGATGTTGGCTGATGTTGCGCTGAACTGCGCTCCACTTGCTAAGACAACCGCGCCTGATCCCGTACTGGATGCGATGCTGATTACGACAGACTGCGTACCAGTGGACTGAAGCGGCGAGGTAGCACTGACAGACGCAATGAACCCTGTACCCGTTGCCGTGATCGTGATTGACCCGGCGGCATTGGTGATACCGACGCCCGGACCGCCATTCAGGGTATTGAGCGTAAAGCCCGTGCCGTTACCAACCAGAAGTTGTCCGTTTGACGGGGCAGCGGCACTGCCTGTACCGCCTTGAGCCACGCCAAGCGGGTTGGACAACGTGAGGCTGGTAATGACCGCGCTAGTTGCACGGAGATTGGTGATCGTGGCTGAGCCAACCGTCAGCGTCGTGATATTCGCGCTAGTCCCGTTGATGTAGGAGGTCGCGTCCACAACATCCGTGCCGTTACAGACCAAAATTGTCTTGACACCGTTCGGCACCGAAACGCCGGTCTGACCTGCCACCTTGACCGTAACTTGTCCGGACGAAGTGTTGTTGTAGATGAAGTACAGCTTCTTGTTGGACGGGACAATCAGGTTAGTACTTGCGCCGCCCGTGCCGGTCAACTCGATAAACATGTTACGAGCCACACCCGACGCACCGTTCGGGATGGTGATACTCGTGTCCGTGCCTGTAGCTACCGCCTGAGTGACGTAGCCCGAGATGGCCTGTTCAATCAGCGTACCGAGATTGGTATTGGTGGTATTACCCCACGCACCGGCTTGGTCTCCAGTACCAATAAGCTCGATGGCAAGGTTAGTTGAATATGTACTAGCCATTTAAAACCTCACGCCGCAATTTGCGTCCAGTTAGGCGTTTGTGTGTCATCAATCGGTGTCCACGGCCCAGTCGGTACCGGAACAATCTTACCCCAAACAAGGACTTGACCAATAGCACCGGTTGCGCTAACGCCGGTCGGGAAGACCACAGCATTACCCGTGGTAGATACCGTCCCAACTGCACCTGATGCAGATACCCCTGTGACCGGAACATCTTTTGGAATACTGACCGTCGCTGTACCAAGCTCGCCTGTACCTTCAACGCCCGTGACGGCGAGGACTTGATCGGTTTTGACAAAGACATCACCAACGGCACCGTTAGCCACCGCCGGGAACGGAATAATGACCGCACCTGCTGCGACCGTGACATCACCAACTTCGCCCGTGGCTTCAACGCCCGTAACCGGGACATCGACAATGACAGCGACCGAAACATCACCAACAAAGCCCGTAGCCTCAACGCCGGTAACAGCTAAGACTTGATCAGTGACGACAAAGACTGTACCAAGCTGACCATTTGCCTCGACGCCGATAACAGGAATAACCGACTCAGCAACAACCGTGACATTGCCAAGTTCACCGGTAGCCTCGATCCCTGTGACATTGACCGGTGCATCCGCAGCAACTGCAACATCGCCAATAAAGCCGGTAGCCTCGACCCCCGTGACTTCAATGATGAAGATGATTTGGACGGTGACATCGCCCAGTTCGGCAGTGGCGGCAACCCCGTTCGGGAATACGTTGGCAGCGGCTACAACAAAGACATCACCAAGCTGACCGGTGGCTTCTACCCCAGTTACGGATACGTTGACATCGCCACTACCAAGATCGGCGAAGGGTGCGGCGGCAAATGGGGTAAAGCCAAGCATTTAACTATGTTCGCTTAGGTATGTCTGTTTCTATCCAACAAAGTGTGTCTTCATCCCACTTAAACAAATAATTCCCTTCTTCAGGGTACGGAATGGGCGCTTCCCATAGCACCAGAGCTTCATTTAATACCCACGATGCAAATGGCTTTGGTGGCACAAAAGCATCTCGTACTTCATCAAACGTAAAGCCAATGGCTGCGTAATGCTTTCTTATTTTGCCGTTGTATGAGGTTTGAACCCAACGGGTTGTTGAACCAAACAGCGATTGGCAAAACTCAATACCTTTTTCCTCTGACTCGTTGCCGTCAGCATCCAAAAGCTCGTTGTTATGGACAACGATAACTTGGATAACCAAGTTGTTCTCATCAAATTGTGCGAAGTGCGCCATGTTTTAAATTAAAAAGTAATGGAGCCGGAGCCTGTCCAGCTATAGATTCGATACCCACCGGAAACCGTTACAGTTGGCGATCCAGTTGTAGATGTTGCTGGGCCTTTGGTATCTGAATAACGGATGATTACGATGCCCGAACCACCGTTGCCGCCAGCACCAGCAGGGAAGCCGCCAGCACCACCACCGCCGCCGCCCGTGTTGGCAGTAGCGGCAGAACCGCCCGCAAATGATCCACCATTACCACCTCCACCCGCGCCGCCAGTACCGGCAGCAGCTTGTTCGTTACCGCCACCGCCGCCACCGGCATATGTAACTGATGATCCAGAAATACTAGACGCCGACCCAGCACCGCCCGCGCCGCCATGACCCGCACCGCCTGTCGCCCCTGCGCCGCCGCCACCGCCCGCGCCGTATGGGAAACCGGAGCCTCCAGCGCCACCATTATTACCTTGCCCGGCAGTACCTGCACCGCCACCACCGGCAGCGGCATCACCATATCCACCGCCACCGCCAGAACCGCCTGTCAAGCCGGTGTTTCCAGTACCACCGCCACCAATAGCCGCCCCGCCGCCGCCACCGCCAGTTGAAGTAATACTAGAAAAAACGGAATTTGCTCCGCTTGCTCCGTTAGTACCGTTTGGAAATGTTCCTGCGGCACCACCTCCACCACCGCCGCCAACCGTTACGGTATATGCGGTGTTAAATGTAACGCTTAATGTACCCGTGCGAAAACCGCCAGCACCACCACCAGCAGACGATCCAGCCGCTCGGGCGCAACCACCGCCACCGCCGCCACCAGCAATAACAAGGTACTCTACGGAGGTCGGCCAAACAGACTTGCCATAAAAGTCGCTCATGGCAATTGCGCCGCTTGGTTTTCCAGCTAACCAACGAACCTCTGCGTCATTCATGTTAATTGACGCAGTGGCAGATCTACCTAACTCAGTGTTTACCTGAGATAACGATATTGAACCTGACGCTGGTAGTGCCATGACTTACTTCGCAGCCTTGAGTGCTTCGACCTCCGCCTTCAACTCCTTGATGGCTTCGATCAAGAGCGGCACCAACTTCTCGTACCGGACAGTCATGTAGTCCTCGCCAGACTTGCTCTTGTTCTCTGCATCCATATCAAACGGCGCAGGAGCAATGACTTCCGGCAGGATCGCTTTTACTTCTTGGGCCGAGACACCGACTTGGAGTTCCTTGTTTTTGAACCCGAACTCTTCGGCCTTCTCGTTCTCGGTGTAGTAGTAGCCATTCAACTGGCTGACTTTGTACAGCGCATCACCGATCTTGCCCTTGAAGTCTTTGAGGCGAGCGTCGGAGTAGTAGGCCGTGACGTTGTTGGTTGCGCGAATTTCACCGCTCGTACCTGATGCAGCAGTGCCGACACCAAGACTCAAACATTTAAAGTTTGCAAGCGCCGCGCCAGCACTCCAACCGCCAACAGCGAATTGATTGTCTGTATCAATACCAAAGTAAGAAGCGTACGCGCCAGCACGGTGGAAGGACATAAACGCAGCATTTGCGCCGCCCAGAGTCACTGCCTCAAGACCGCCAAGACTGCCTGATGCAGTCAGCATCGTTCCTACGTTTTGACTTGAAGAAAACGCTTTTCTTCCGCCTACTGTTTGAACCGAAGCCAAATACATTCCGTCAGTGACGGTTGCGGCGTTGCCGGAGACGGAAATAGCCCACGTACCACTGTTCGTAACAGCCTGAACGCCGTTAACAAAAAGGTTGGCACCGGGCATGGTGTAGTTAGCGTTGTCCCAATATAAATACCGGCTTCCAGCACTATTTAAATAAACTACGCCCGTGGTGCCGCCAGAACGAAGCGCCCAAATATCGCCGTTAACATCCCACCTAGCTCCAGTTGCAGAAACAGCCAAACTGTTTGCTCGAATTTGTGTCGTGGCCGTCGTACCAAACGTAGTTCCCGTCAGCGTGGTGATGTTGGCTGAGGTGCTGTTGAGATTGGTGACAGTACCTGACGTAAAGGTACCGAGCGTTGTACCGGTGATCGTCGTGATATTGGCTGATGTTGAAGTCAGCGTTGTGATCTGAGCACTAGCACCACGAAGCTGCGTAGTTGCAGTCGTACCAAACGTCGTACCAGTCAGCGTAGTGATGTTGGCTGAGGTGCTGTTGAGGTTGGTGACGGTACCCGAGGTATAAGTAGCCGTCGTGCCTGAAATCGTCGTGACCGTTGCGCTAGTCAGGTTGCCATTTGAGTACGTAACGTTCGTACCCGACACCGACGCAATCGTGGCAGACGTAGCCGCCAGTTGAGACACCGTACCGCTTGAGTACGTGACGTTCGTGCCAGAGAGCGTTGTGATCGTGGCAGAGGTAGTTCCCAACTGAGTGATGTTGGCGCTGCTGAATCCAGCAGTTGTACCCGTAACTGTCGTGATGTTGGCGGAAGTACCCGTGATCGTCGTGATGGACGCGCTGACCGCAGCCGTAATCGTGGCGCTAGAAATCGTCGCGCCTTGATCCAGAACAACACTGCCCGTACCAGTCGAGTTGGCAATGCTGATATCCGGAGTTGTGCCGCCGCTTGATGCAAGTGGGCCTGTGGCTGTGACAGCCGTGACCGTACCACCCAAGCCCGTCGCAGACAGCGTGATGCTGCCAGCACTGTTCGTGATGGAGACGCCCGATCCTGCCGTGAGGGTCGAGAGCGTGTAGTTTGATCCGTTACCAATCAGCAGTTGGCCGTTGGCCGGAGAAGTCGTAAGCCCCGTGCCACCGCTAGCAACCGTAACAGGCGTATTAAGTGCAATTGAGCCTAGGGTAATCGAAATCCCGTTACCCGCCGAATACACTTGAGCCTGACTGAACTCAGCGAACGTAATCGGGGTCGTACCAAACGTAATCGTGCCAGCCGTATTACAGACGTAGGCTGCGCCTTTCTGAGTCGTACCGCCCGTTGTGAAGAAGTAGCTACCAAGGTCAAGCGAGTCAGAACCACCCTCGCCGTACGTATCGGCGTCAGATGCACGGGTCATGACATACGGAGTTGAAACCGTACCAACCGTCGTTACAACGTAGATACCGTTTTCAGCCTGATCGTCACAGTCCTTGATGAGGACACGCTGGGCAGACTGCGCTACCGTACTGTCGATGACCAAGGTTCCGTTGGCCGTAGCCGTCAGAGTCGCGCTAACACCCGCAGTACCGTTGTTGTAGTTGTCGTTTCGTCCTGAATCGGCTGGAGTGGTTAGGACAACGGCTTCGTGAATGTGCAGGGCCGCCGATGTCATGTTATCGACGTACAACTTCGTGGCCGCATCAGAATCTGCGCTTGGGTACCCAACATCCGTAATAACGCCGGATGACACACTGATGTTGCCCGACACACCAAAGTTGACGGACTTCTCAGACGGGTAGGTAACAAATACCTTTTTCTGTCCTGCGGAAAATCCAACCTTCGCACCGCTCGCGCTTGATGACAGCACCGTATCTCGGGAGAGCGTTGTCCCCGATGAGGTATACGTACCGATGCCCACTTCCCACTCGGTGTCACCCGCAATGGTGTAGTAGGTTTCGTTTCCGTTTCCTACGACCGCAAAAGACTGATACCCCGGCTCAGCACCAGCCAGAGTAATCGTCCCACTGCCAGTCGAAGTCGTCGTCTCAAGGACGCGATCAGCAAGCACGAGGGCCATGTCACCCTCCGATTAAGCGATACGAAGAATAGCAGTCGAAGCCGCAGCAGCCGGGAACTGGATGGTGAAGTTACCTGCCGTCGAGGTCTTGTCACCACCAAACGCCAGCACCGCCACAGCCTTGTCACCCTGAGTTGCGTTGTAGATCAAAGCACCGTTGGCCGTGATCGTCGCGCTCGGGAAGGTCAGATCATCGAAGTCGATGAAAGCCGTTGTACCGCTAGAAGTCGGCACCTGCGAGATGGTCAGCGTCAGCCCACCCGCCGGGTAGTTCGTACCAGACGATGAGACCTCATCCGCCGAAGAGTACGCCGTGGTGGTCGCGCTCAACGTAGCCGACGAAGTAAAGAGGGCCAGCTTGAACACATCCGCAGCCGTCGAAGCGCGGATCACGCCGGTACCAAAGTTGTGGATTCCGTCAAGGATTTGTACCTTGAACGAAGTCGTCATTGCTTGAGTAATAGCCATTACAGGTCTCCAATTAAGTGTGCGATTTCCGCATAGCCTTGTTGATCTAGTTTCTTACATATCATCTTGCGCTCGGCCTCTTGAGCCTCGCTGAGATACTTCACCAGCCAATAATGCAGTGCTTCCTTTGAGTCGGCACTGAGTATGCGGTTAGCCGCACGTTCTGCAATTTCTTCTACAGTGTGCTCACGGTTATCCGTGGTTTGTACAAACACACTGCCAATCTCTGATCCACCTACAAAGCTCATGTCACAGGAATCCTAGCTTGTCCAGAACGGTACGCATCCTGACGATCCAAGCCGTCACCGAGGCGCTTCAACTGACCAAGGGCTTCTTGGTACTTGTTTTCGTAGTACGCCATCATGTCCTCAGCACCCTTCAAATAGGTGTACGCCTCACGGAGTGAACCGTACAGGAGCACAGACTCAAAGTTGTTGCCAAGCCACGACGTACCAGCGTTGACGATGGATGTCGGGTAGTAATAGTAATGCAGTTCGATTGTGTAGGCTGCATCTGGGGTCGGCCCCAGCAACATCGTTGTATCGTCGAAGATGGAGTAATACGCAGGTTTGCCCGTGCTGGTCGGAGGCGGATACGCTGCTCGGATGTAGTTCACATCTTTGTTGAGCAGATACTCGTAGTCCTGAGTCACAGGGTCAATTACTGCCATCGAGAACGTCGAGAGCCAATCAGACGGCAGGGACAGATATTGGTTGCCGTTGCTCGTCGTGCCCGTCACGTTTTTACGGATGGCCGGGATCTGAACCGTGTTGTAGATCCGCTCCTCAGCCAACTGCACGAACGTAGGAATGTTCGCCACGAAGCTCTGCTCCGTAGACTCACAGTAGTCCTGAATCAGTGTAGTTAACTGGGAGTAGTTCATTAGCTCCAACCCGTCCGGTATTTACCGTTGTTCTGCAAATTGATCTGCGAGACGAACTTCTTACCCTTGGTGGCAGCGCCAGCACCCTTCATATCCATGTGGGTGACGCCCTTGTTGACATCCTTTTCAGGATAGCCATTCTCACCAGTCGAGTCGGTGTTCGGCTTGATCTTGCCGGGGTTTAGTTCTTTCATGGCAGTTACTTCGGGCCAGAAGACTTACGGACCGGGCTGCGCTGGTTCATCACCTTCGCCATGTTCCGACCGTACTTCTTCATCTCGCTGTTGGTCTTGCCACCAGCCCGCATACCGTGAGCCTTGCCCGCCGGAAGCGAAGCGTGTTTTCTCAACGCTTTCATTGCATCGCCGTTCTTCATCTCAATCTCCTAGGTCGTAACGACCGTTACCGTTCCTACTTCACCAGCCGGGGCTAGTGTGTTCGGAGTTAGTTCCGCATCGAAAGATCTTGATCCGCCGACCGGGTTCCAACCCCATTGTATCTGACGGCTACCATT